TAATTGTTAGATTCATTTTGACTCCAAAAAGCTCTTGAGCGGCAAAGAGAACCCAAAGAACTATCCGTTTTGGCGAGAGTTGATTGCAATGATTGACGATCCCATCGTGCAAGTTGGCGTCTCTGGCGAGGCGCCGCTGGTTGAGGACTTCAGGGTTGACCTAAGCACTCCTGACCTAAGAAAGCTCATTCAAGAATGCCAAACATGGATTTCGTGCGACAGCTTCTTCCAGCACTTGGCTTGGGACGAGGGCAAAAAAGGAATTGTGTTGTGGTCAGTTTCTGACCCGCTGATCTACGGGCATCCCGAAAACATCAATTTGCTCAAGGACAGATCGTGCTTGAGCGAAAACCAGTTTTTGTGGTGGGAGTATGTTGAACACGACCCCGCGAAGTTTGTCCGGCCAGAGGCAGTAAAAGACGCCCTGCGCGGGGTTCTGTCAGTTGAAAAAAAGGCCGAAATCCTTTTTAATACCTAACGAGTGACGAGGTAAATCATGTCTCAAGCAGGATACACCCCAATCCGGTTGTACTACAGCACGACTGCCGCTGCTGTTCCAACAAACACCAATTTGGCCGATGGCGAGTTGGCGATCAACATTACCGACGGCAAGTTGTTTTACAAGGACAACTTGGGAGTGGTTCAGACGCTGGCGTCCAAGAGCGATCTGACGACCATCAGCTTTGGAACCACTGGTCTGACGCCTTCGACCGCCACGGGCGGGGCTGTAACGGTTGCGGGCACTCTGGCGACCACCAACGGCGGAACGGGCCTGACGACCTTTACGAGTGCCAACAACGCGCTGTATTCCACCAGTTCATCGGCCCTGACCGCAGGCACTTTGCCAGTGGCGGCGGGCGGCACCGGCGCAACTTCCCAGACTGCGTATGCGGTTCTTTGTGGCGGCACCACATCTACCGGCGCGTTTCAATCTGTTGCCAGCGTAGGGACGACAGGGCAAGTCCTGACCTCCAACGGAGCCGGGGCGTTGCCCACTTTCCAAACCCCGGGCGGCGGGTTTGCTGCTGGCACGGCCATGTTGTTCGTGCAGACCGCTGCGCCTACTGGCTGGACGAAATCCACAACGCACAACGACAAAGCCTTGCGCGTGGTTTCTGGCTCGGCAAGTTCTGGTGGAACTACAGCATTCAGCACCGTCTTTACGAACCAAACTCCAACCATCACCACCAGCGGCCTGAGTGCAGCGGCTACTACGCTCTCCACATCGCAGATTCCAAGTCACTTTCATACACAAGGTACAGGCGCCGTTGGTGTTGATGCTAGTTGTACCGGAGGCACCAATGTCAGATCGCAGGACAACACCGGTTCAACCGGCGGTGGCGGCTCTCACACTCACAGTATTTCTGGCTCTGCCACTTCCAGCGCCATCACATTGAATGTGCAATATGTCGATGTCATCATCGCCACGAAAGACTGATCATGAAGCTGGAGCCAAAAGCTAATTGCCCGCTTGATGGGTTTAAGCCATGCCGTCAGCTTGAGTGCGCGTGGTTTATGAAGATTCGCGGCCACAACCCTAACACCGGGGAAGAGATTGACGACTACGGTTGTTCGATGGCGTGGCTTCCGGTGCTGATGATTGAGAACAGCCAGCAGCAACGAAGCACGGGTGCAGCGGTTGAGTCCTTCCGCAACGAGATGGTGAAATCCAACGAAGTAGGGCAGAGGGTTCTGCTGGCCGCTGCCGGAGTCCCCCAATCTGCACAACAATTGATTTTGGAGTCAAAATGAATCTAACAATTATTCCTGTTGATGGCGCTGTGTATGTTGACGGTTACTGCTTTGCAGGGCTTTCTTTTTCTGCGCCGCAAGATGTTCACGCATTGCAATGGAAATCTACCAAGGGCTGGATTGAGTTTGTAGATAGCGACGAGGGCATCAAGCCTCAAAACGAACTGATCACCGAGCTTCCTCAGTGGGCCTTGGATGCCAAGACCAAATGGGATGAGGCTAAGGCCGCAGAGGAAGCCGCTATTGCCGCAGCGGCAAAGCAACCCACCGCTCAAGGCGCTCAAACGCTGTGAAATTCGTAGCCCCTCGCTTTACCGTCACATATGACGGGGCCAGCGTGAACATTTATCACGCCGATCAGGGTGAGGGGTTGCCGCGTCATGATCATCGCTATTCGCATCTGACTATGTGTCATGCCGGTAGTTGCATCGTCCGCAAAGAGGGGCGAGAGCTAGTAATGACCAAGGACACCCAGCCGGTCAACCTTGTGGCCGATGAGTGGCATGAGATTGAAGCGTTGGAAGACGGCACTGTGTTTGTAAATATTTTTGCAGAGGGAAAATATTGAGGCAAACCATCAGCCTTTGATGATGGCAAAAGGAGACGAGATGGGAAATAACAAAGAACCCCAAACCGTTACGATAGAAGGCAAAGAGTACAACCTTGAAGACTTTACGCAAGAGCAAAAACTTTTGCTAGATCATTGCGTAGATTTGGATAGAAAAATTGCTTCTTGTCAATTTCAATTTGATCAGCTTAGAGTTGGAAAAGATGCATTTCTAAAAATGCTTCAAGCATCGCTGGACAAAGAAACTGACAGCAAACCAAACTAAGAAATCGAGTAAAAATGGAAACTCAGGCGATCTTCAATGTAATAGTTGGGATCGCCGCCTTTTTTGGCGGCTGGGTCTTAAACAATATTACCAAAGCAATCGAGCGTCTTGATGCAGATGTTCGAGGAATGCCTCACACCTATGTTTCCAAAGACACCTATCACCGTGATATTGACGAGCTGAAAGACATCTGCGGAAAAATTTTTGATCGTCTTGAAAACAAGGCGGACAAGTAAAAGTGGAAATTCCTAAACTGACCCCCGTTGTGCAGTTTGTGACTGCATTATTTGCGCTTGTAGTTGGTGGCTACACGGCGGGGGATAAGTTTGGATGGTTTCAAAAGCCAATTCTTGAGTGGGCGCCTGAGCATTTCAAAATTGCCCCAGCAAAAATTGGATCGCCGGTTAGCGTCACCGTGGCTCGAATTAAAAAGCGAGACGACTGTTCAGTTGAAGGTTTTGAGCCAACCATACGAGATGCGGCTGGGATGATCCATGCCGCAACTCCCAGCATGACCAAGTTTACCGGCCCTGCTGGCCCTGAGATTGACACCTTTACCTATCAACTACAGTTGTCCAACAAAGAGCCAATTGCGCCGGGAAGGGCAACCCTGTTGGCAACAATCAAGTACAAATGCCCCGAGGGTGAGCGCACCACAACTTATCCTCGGCACAGCAACCTAACATTTTTGCTGGAGAAATAATGCTTTCTCTTATCTCTACCCTTGGTGGCTTGCTGATCAGCGGTTTGCCTAAGCTGCTCGAGTTTTTCCAGAACAAGGCAGACCAGAAGCACGAACTTGCTTTGGCCCGGATGCAGACCGAGCGCGAACTGGCTTTGGCTGCTCAAGGTTTTGCGGCGCAACAAAAAATTGAAGAGATTCGCACCGATCAAATTGCAATGCAGACTGAGGCCCAGATGACTGAGGCCGCATTGAAGCATGACGAAAAGGTGCTTGAGAAGGCCAGCCGATGGGTTGCAAATTATGTTGGTACGGTGCGCCCCACGGTAACCTACATTTTTGTGATCGAGCTTGTTTTGATTAACGCTTTCATGGCTGTTTATCTTTGGAACCATGCAGAACTGATTAGGAGTATTGACGACATCATCAAATACTCTGACCTCATTTTTTCGAGCGACGAAATGGCAATGCTGGGGGGCATCATTGGGTTTTGGTTTGGGTCGCGGCAGTGGAGTAAAAAGTGAATTTGAGCAAGGTCGGCGCTAAATTGATGCACCGATATGAAGGGTTCAGGAACAAGCCCTATCTTTGCCCTGCTCACATTTGGACTATTGGCTACGGCCATGTCCTGTACCAAGACCAAATCAAGTTGCCAATGGCGCGGGTTGAGGGCAAGGATGTGCCCGTGATCCGCAAAGAGTATCCCTTGCGACAGGAGGACAATCGTGTCTGGTCAAAGCAGGAAATTGATGAGCTATTCGCGGACGATGTCAAGTCTTTTGAACGCGGTGTTTTACGACTTGTTCCCGGCTGTTCTGGCAATCAAGGCCGCTTTGACGCTTTGGTCAGTTTTGCCTTCAATGTAGGAGTTGGAAATCTCCAGAGAAGCACCATCCGCATGAAGGCAAATCGGGGTGAATGGGAGGCCGCTGGTGACGCTTTTTTGCAGTGGAACAAGGCTGGCGGGAAGGTTTTGCCCGGTTTGGATCGTCGCCGTAAAGACGAGAGAGCCTTATTTTTGTCGGAGGACGAATGAGCGCCGCTGTTAAAAGTAATCCAGCCAAATGGAAACGAATTGTTTCTCAGGTGAAGGCAAGCGGAAAAGGCGGAAATCCGGGGCAGTGGAGCGCCAGAAAAGCCCAGCTTGCAACCCAGAAATACAAAGCGTCAGGAGGGGGTTACAAAGGCCCAAAGAACTCCGATAATTCGCTTGCGAAGTGGACGAAAGAGGATTGGGGAACCCGATCTGGAAAGCCGTCCACCCAAGGTAAAGAGGCGACGGGCGAGAGATACTTGCCAAAAGCAGCCAGAGAGAAGCTCACACCTTCTGAATATGCGGCAACCACCCGAGCCAAAAGGCAGGGGATGCGCGAAGGCAAGCAATTTGTTCCGCAGCCTGAGTCCATAAAGAAAAAGGTGTGGTGATGGCAACAGCAGCCGTAATGACATATACCAGTCTGGTCGCAGACATCTCCTCGTACCTCGAGAGAACTGACACCGCAACGCTGGAGAAAATTCCCACTTTCATCATGCTGGCAGAGCAGATCATTGCCAGTCAGATTAAATTCCTCGGGAACCTGACCGTAGCTCAAAGCACGATGGTCGCCACCCAACCCATCATTGATAAACCGGCGCGGTGGCGCAAGACGGTGTCCATGAATGTTGTTGTTGACGGCAAACGCGAGCCTGTTCTGCTCCGAAAATACGAGTATGTCCGCTCTTACTGGCCGGACGCGACTGACACCGATACCCCTGCCTTTTATTGCGACTACGACTACACGCACTGGCTGGTGGCACCGACGCCCGATCAAGCCTACTCTTATGAAGTGCTGTACTACGAGCGTCCGCAACCTCTGGACTCGAGCAACCAGACCAACTGGTTCACGCAGTAC